GCCGATCGTGCTGTAGTTGCCGATCCTGCTGCCGTTGCCGATCGTGCTGCAGTCTCCGATCGTGCTGCCGGTGCCGATCGTGCTGCCGTCGCCGATCGTGCTGCCGTTGCTGATCGTGCTGTCGTCGCCGATCGCGCTGCAGTCGCCGATCGTGCTGTAGTTGCCGATCGTGCTGCCGTTGCCGAGCCTGCTGCGCTTGCCGAGCCTGCTGCCGTTGCCGACCGTGCTGCCGGCGCCGATCCTGCTGCGGTTGCCGACCGTGCTGCCGTCGCCGATCGTGCTGTAGTCGCCGATCGTGCTGTCGTTGCCGATCGTGCTGCCGTTGCCGAGCCTGCTGCCGTCGCCGATCGCGCTGTAGTTGCCGATCCTGCTGCCGTCGCCGATCGCGCTGTCGTCGCCGATCCTGCTGTCGTCGCCGATCGCGCTGTCGTCGCCGATCGTGCTGCCGTTGCCGATCGTGCTGTAGTCGCCGATCGTGCTGCCGTTGCCGATCGTGCTGCCGTCGCCGATCGTGCTGTAGTTGCCGATCCTGCTGCCGTTGCCGATCGTGCTGCAGTCTCCGATCGTGCTGCCGGTGCCGATCGTGCTGTCGTTGCCGGCGATCAAGCGTGAGCCTTCGGAGATCCAGGGCAGTCCGGCAGGCGCAATGCTCCACGGACCATCCTTAGCCCACGTGCTGGTGTCGATCGTAATCATGTCTTTCCCTTCGGGGTGTTGGTCGGAATGGGTTGCTTGCGCAGCTGTTCGAGGGCTTGGCGTAGGATCATCTCAAGAACTCCCTACGGTCAGCAGCAAGCTCGCGCTGTGCCTTCTTAATCATGACTGGGTCTGCAAGGCCTTTGCGGGCCATCTGGCGCACTTGGCGCACGTGGTGCAGGCCTAGGCGGCGTAGCTTGCGGTATTCGATGATCATTTCTGACCTTTCCGCACGCGATAGTCGTGCATCGTTTCGAACGCCGTGTAGCCACCGTCAACCTTGACGATGATCGCGGCCCAGGGGCAACGACGCACAGCAGTTCGGCGGTCTTTGCAGTAGATTGTTTCGGTTCGCATGATTCGGTACTCCTGTAGCACTTGCTACGTGATGCAATGTCGGCCATATCGAGCGTCTGCACAAGCCCCCATCCGGACGAACGGTAGTGTTCGGGCGGACGAACGGTAGTGTTCGGGCGGTGGACGGTAAGCATTCAAAACGACTGAATGCTCAAGGGCCCCAACGTTCAAAACGGTTGAACATCGGTAAACCTTGCAACTTTGTAAAAATTCCCGTATAGTGGCACTGCGCACACCCTCGTGCGTTCCGATTTTCTCGCGCACATGGCACAAATCTGGCCCTTGGTTAGTGATTCCTCACTTGTAGGTGGGGTTCTTGCCCATTTCCCGAGCGGCAAGACGCTAACCGCAAGCTGGGTGCGCCGCGCCCCGGTCATTGACACCCTCACTGCGGCCAAAGACACGACCGCCAAGCTCCTGCAGCAATTGATTGATGAGGGCGCCGTCGACGACGCTGACCGCACGAACTGGGCGAGCTTCACCGCTGCCGTGCAGCGGGTCATCAGCGACTGGAACGACAAGCGACGAAACGCGCTGTACGCAGAGGGCGCCGAGGTAAGCAACAACCGTGCCAACACACCCGAAAATAGCGGTTTGTCCCCGGAACTGACCCCGCAAGACGACGACGCCTAGCGTAGGCGTTGGGATAAAGACCCATCAACCAGCAGGAGACAAGCGATGAAGCCTGACACGACCAGCACGCACAAGCCTCGAGCCGTGGATCCGCACGCATTCCGCTCCCAGGCGACAGGCGTCGGCAACACCCTCACCACGAGTCGCGCTACTGGCTCGGTGCGCTGCGCTCGCGTCGCTGCGGCCACACCTGCGAATCAGCGAGCAGCCACGCCGAGCGCCGAAGGACAGTGCTGAAGAGAGGGGGTGGACTCCCGGGGGAGGGCCCCGATTTCGAAAAGGGGGTCACCCCCTCCCTGGGGGTCCCACCCTCCGACAGCCGCGGCCCCCGAATCGAAATTTGCGAATTTTTAAATTTTGAAAAATTCGCAAATCGAAATTTTCAAAATTTCCGGAGTAACCAACATGCTCACGATCCTCGTCTCCGTTCTGTCATTCGCGGCCGGTGTTTGGGCTGCCGACCATCTCAAAGCTCTTCGCGCCGAGTGGGAAGCTCTGCGGGGCGAGTGAAACGGGAACCGCGGTGAGCTTTCTGCGAGCCACCTATTACGCAGTCGCCTTCGTGGCGATCGTCACCATGCTCGTACTGTCTTCCGATGGCAATCTCTTCTGAACTGGCACTCAACGAGCATGGGTTGACCCCCCGCGAGGAGGTTTTTTGCCAACTCGTCGCGACAGGCCGGACCCTGCATGAGGCTTCCCGCACGGCGGGGTACAGCGGCTTCAACTTCACGGAGCAGTCGAAAAGAACCGCGATCAAGGAGCGTATTCAGGCCCTGGTGTCCGAGCGCCTCGAGGTGGCTGGGGTCACGGCCGACCGCACGAAGCATGAGCTGGCGCGAATCGCCTATTTCGACATCCGGCGCCTGTTCGACGAGAGCGGCAACTTGAAGCCTATCCACATGCTCGACGACGACACGGCGGCCGGCGTCGCGCAAATCACCGTCGAGGTGAAAAGAGACCCTCGGCGGCGCGGCTCAGCGGAGGACGACGAACCGATCGAGACGACCGTGGTGAAGATCAAGGCCGCGCCGAAGATGGAAGCGTTGAATTTGCTGTCGAAGCACTTCAAGATCGTCGGGGAGGCGGACGAGGGGGTCAACGCCCTCGCGAACGCGCTGGCCGACCGGTTGAACACCGCCAAGCGGCGCGTGCACGCGGAACCGATCGAGGACGCCGTCGAGGTACCCCGAAGGGCCGTCGTGTATATGGAACCGGAAAAAAGAGACATGTCCGAAGAACGTGATGGTTTTTCGGACAAACGTGAGCTCGACGAGGACCTGTTTTGAGACCCCGGCCGGCGAACCCGTTGGGACCAAACTCCGTCCGTGACCCACGTTTCACGCCGACGCTCATTGGGGACCGAGCGGGTCCGAAGGGCCACGTATCTGACCACCTGAAGCTACCTGTCAAGAGCACAGCCACCCGCGACACGGTGAAAGCGCTCTCGGGGACAGCGCTCGGCGATCTGATGGACAACCTTGCCCGGTTCCGGGATGACTTCCACGGGTTCGTGATGTGGGCTTTCCCTTGGGGCGAGCCTGGCACCTCGCTCGAGGAGATGGACGGCCCGGAAGAGTGGCAGCGAGCGCAGCAGAACCGCATCAGCCAGGCCATCCAGGAAGGCGGCGAGGACGGCTGCGTCGTCGAGGAAGACGTGTCATCAGGACACGGCATTGGCAAAAGCGCCCAGGTGTCGTGGCTCATTCTGTGGGCCATCAGCACGTCGGCCGACACCCGCGGCGTGGTGACGGCGAACACTGATGGGCAGCTCAAGAACAAGACGTGGTCCGAGCTCGGGAAGTGGTATGCGATGTTCATCGCGCGCCAACTCTTCACGTTCACGGCCACCAGCCTGTACATCGCGGACGACAAGGTGCGCGAGAAGACCTGGCGGATCGACGCGATCCCGTGGTCGAAGGACAGCTCCGAGGCCTTCGCCGGCCTGCACAACCAGGGCAAGCGGCTGCTGTTGGTGTTCGACGAGGCATCCGCGATCGACGACATCATCTGGGAGGTGTCTGAGGGCGCTCTGACTGATGCGCGCACCGAGATCATCTGGTGCCGGTACGGGAACCCGACCCGCACGAGCGGAGCGTTCTTCAAGAAGTGCTCCACGCCAGGCCGCCGCGTCAACCCGACCACCTTCGAGGTGATCGAGGACCACAAGAACCGTCGCAACACGTACACGAAAATCGATAGCCGGACGGTGCGATTCTCGAACAAAAAGCAGATTCAGTCCTGGGTCGACGAGTACGGCGAGGACAGTGACTTCGTCCGCGTGCGGGTGAAGGGCGAGTTCCCCCGAGCGGGTTTTGCGAACTTCATCTCCCCGGAGCTCGTGTTCCAGGCCCGCCGCCGCCGGCTCGCGCTGAGCCAGTACCAGTCGATGCCGAAGGTGCTCGCGGTCGACCCGGCGCGCTTCGGGGACGACTTCAGCGTCATCACGCTACGCCAGGGGCTGAAGGTGCACTATCAGGTTGCGCTGAGCGGCTTCGACGGGGTTGACCTCGGCGGCCGGGTCTTGGAGATGTGCCGCAAAGAGGGGCAGGTCTCTTGCATCGTGTACGACGCGATCGGCAACGGCGCCGACCTCGACAGCACGCTGCGCCGGTTGCCCGGCCTGCCGCCCCTCATCCCCGTGCAGTGGGGTGTGCCGGCGAAAAACGCCAAGGAGTATGCGAACCAGCGCGCCGAGGCATGGGGAAAAACCCGTGAATGGCTCGAGCACGGTCAGGTGCCGGACGACGACCAGCTCAGCGACGAGCTAACCAGCGTCGACTACGGGTATGACGCGCAGTTCCGCATCCAGTTGCAGAAAAAGTCCGACATCAAGAAGAACGGGGGGAAATCTCCCGACCGCGCGGACTCGCTGGCCCTGTCCTTCATCCCCGAGTTGATCGACCGCAAGATCACCCTCGCCAAGGTGCGCCCAGTGCAGCGCCGGCAGATCATTTGGAGCCGCTGATGCCTGAAGTCGAATGGTTGTGCCGGCGGGTTGCGATACCCGGCCCGTATTTGACCCTCTGCCTGTCGCAAGCCGAGTGCGACGCAGCGTTCGACCACCTGAAAGCTACTCGAAAGGTCTGGACGTTGACAAAACAGGGGGCGACCACCCACCATTTGGAAAGTCCCGAGGGGGAGGCCACGTGCGTTGTGTGCCTATCCGGCTGGGAAGGTGTGCCGCCACTCGAAGTCGTCGCGCTCCTCGTGCACGAAGCGGTTCACGTTTGGCAATGGCACTGCGCGCGTATCGGGGAGACGGACCCGGGAAGTGAGCAGGAGGCCTACGGCATCCAACACATATCGCTTTCCCTATGTAGTGAGTTCGAGCGTAGGATGCGCAGCAAGTAATTCTTGCTGCAACATTTACCGGCGTGGCATAATAGCGCGCCATGGCCCTTCCTTCGCCCGCCGCCCAGTCTTCTCCTGCGCAATCTGCGCCGGCTCAAGCTGCACCAGGCGGGGTTAATCCTTTCATCCGTCAGCTCGGCCTGAAGGATCTGCTAGCGAAGGAGGAAGCGGCCAAGGCACCTGAGCCGATGATGGTGATCGACGCTCCGCCGGAGCCCGCGCTGTCCGGCCACGTGCGGCGCGCTTGGGAGCAGAACAAGCTCGCCAAGGTCTTGATCGACCGGAAGTTGCTCGCTTGTCTGCGCGCGCGGCGCGGGGTGTACAGCCCCTCGGAGCTGGCCGCCATCCAAGGCGGCAACTCCGGCATGAACATCGTCTTCACGGACCTCACGGAGACGAAATGCCGCGCCGCCTCGGCGTGGGTCCGTGAGATCCTGCTCCCGGTAGGCGAGCAGCCGTGGGGGATCGACCCGACGCCGATCCCGGACCTCCCGAAAGAGCTGAAGGTCGCGGTCGTCAACAAGGCGATCGCAAAAGCGCAGGCTGCGATGCAGCAAGCCGCGCAGGCCGGCGGTGGGGTGATGCCTCCGGACGAATTCCGGTCTTTGGTGACGGAGCTCGGGGAAAAGTTGCGCTCGGAGGCCGAGCAGACGCTGGCGAAGGTGGCGAAGAAGCGTTCGAAGCGGATGGAGGTGCAGATCGCCGATCGTCTGGCAGAGGGCAACTACACCCAAGCGATCGACGGGTTCATCGAGGATTTCGTCACGTACCCGGGGGCGATTCTCCACGGGCCGTTCTACAAGAACAACCGGACGATGGCTTGGGGCGCGGACTTCAAGCCGAAGATCATCGACAAGCCGATGCCGTGGTGGGACCGAGTCAGCCCGTTTGACGCCTATCCGGCGCCCGGCACCACGTCACCGCAGCAGGGCGATTTCATCCACCGGGTGCGATTCCGCCGTGACGAGCTGTACGCGATGCGCGGCATCCCGGGGTGGCGTGACGAGCAGATCGACACCGCGCTGATGGAGTACGGCGACGGCCACCTCGAGGGGTGGCTCTGGACGGAGGCCGAACGGCAGCGGCTCGAGCAGGAGACGCTGTACATGTGGCTCTCGCCGCGCGGCGTGATCGACGCGCTGAACTACTGGGGCAGCGTGCCCGGCTGGAAGCTGAAGTCGATGGGGATCGGCGTCGACAAGCTCGACGATACCTGTGAGTACGAGTGCAACATCGTGCTCTGCGGCCGGTTCATCCTGTACGCCGCCCTGAACCCCCACCCACTCGGCACGCGCCCGTACCGGAAGGCCTGCTACGACGAGATTCCGGGCTCGTTCTGGGGTCGCAGTATCCCCGATCTGGCGGCCACGAGCCAGAAGATGTGCAACGCCATCGCGTGCTCGCTTGCGGACAACCTCGGCATCGCCAGCGGCCCGCAGGTATGGGTGCACGCCGATCGGTTTGCGGACGGCGAGCAGAGCCTCGAGATGTTCCCCTGGAAGATCTGGCAGCTCAAGAGCGACCCGACGCAGGGGACGAACCCCGGCATCGGGTTCTTCCAGCCGGACGACCGCAGCGGGCCCCTCATGGCGACCTACGACATTTGGGAGCGCAAGGCCGACGACTCGACCGGCATCCCGCGGTACACGTACGGGAACGAACAAATCGGAGGCGCGGGCGACACGCTCGGCGGCCTGCAGACGCTCATGTCCGCTGCGGCCAAAGGCCTGCGGCGCGCGATCGGGTCGTGTGACCTGAACGTGATTGGTCCGACGATCAACGACGCATTCATCAACGAGATGCTTTACAACCCAGACGAAAGCATCAAGGGTGATTGCGTCGTTGTCCCGCGCGGCGCGGCGGCGATCTTGGTTCGCGAAGCGGCGCAGCAGCGGCGGATTCAGTTCCTGGGCATGACGGCGAATCCGATCGACGCCCCCATCATCGGCGGCAAGCACCGGCTCGCGCTCTTGCGCGAAACGGCCGCGTCGATGGAACTCCCTGTCGACGAGGTTCTGCCTTCCGACGAAGCGTACGAAGAACAGCAGGCCTCGCAACAGCAGGCCATGCAGGAACAGCAGAAGCAGCAATTCGACATGCAGCTTGCGCTCAAGCAGCAAGAGGCACAGATCGACGCCGAAAAAGAAGAGTCGATCGCGGCGCGAGAAGAGCAAAACAAGAGCAACGATCTGCTCGCAGACGTCATCAAGCAGGCAGTGGCAGCCGCCATGAAACCCGCTCCCGATGCCAAGAAAACAGGCAAAAGTCAGGAGTGAGTTCCCATGAGCGTACCGGTGGATTACGTCCAGCTTCCTAGCGGATTCTGGGTCAAGGTCAGCGACGGCACAGGCCCGTACATCCGTACGGCGGACCTGACTTTCGTCCTCGTGTCAAGCGGCGGTGGGGGCGGGGGTGGTGACGCCACTGCGGCCAACCAGGTCACAGGCAACGCGACGCTTACCACGATCAGTGGGAAGTTGCCCGCGTCCCTCGGGGCGAAAGCTCCGTCCGCGAGCTTGAGCGTGACCCTCGCGCTCGGCGCTGGCGCCAATATGAGCGGCAGCATCACGACCGGCGGCACGGCACAGAACGCCGCCGCGGCCAACGCGAGCCGCCGCGGCTTCGAGATTCAGAACATCAGTGGCGGTGATCTGTGGGTCAGCGACGTCGGTACGGCCGCGGTGGACACCGCCGGCTCGTTCAAACTGCCGGCAGGCGCGTCGTACTACACCCAGCCGGGCGAGTGCGGCGTGGGGGTCATCAGTATCGTCGGTGCTGTGACCGGCCAGAAGTGGACCGGGCGGGAGTGGTGACATGCCGATCAACTACCCACCCCCGTTTCAAGGTTTCGAGAGCAAGGTCGGCCGCAACAGCCCGCGGTATGGCCTCATCGGGAATTCCATCGCCGCGCAATGCATGCCGGGGTACTCGGCCGCGCTCAGCTACGAGCATTACAGCTTTCTGCACTGGGCATTGACCCGCGGCGGCTACCCGATGCGCCCGGCCTTCGTCGGCGGGCGGACAACGCTACCCAGCACAGCGATCATCGGTGACGGTATCTACGGCAACTCGGGCGCCCCCTCGACGACGATCGCGGGGGATTTGGCAGCGTACTTCACGGCGGCCGGGCAGATCGACATCATGCACGTGTGCTGCATGGAGAACGACACCAACCCGGCAAACGAGGCTGCGTACAAGGCTGCTTACGACTCGATCATTCAGCAGAGCCTGAACGCGGGCGCGAAGTTCATTTACTGGGTCCAGTACCTCCCGAACACCGGCATTTCGAGCGCTGCGCTGTACTGGCGGCTGATCAAATACATCGAGGAGAAGGCGGCAACGGTTCCGCAGCTTCGTGTCGTACCGACGTATGACCTGTACGCAAATACAGGGACCACGGTTGGCGCCGCACCGGTTCCGGCGAACGCGGGCTTGTTCGCCAACTACACGGACGGTACGGTGCACCCGCGCAAAGCAGGCCAATATATCGGCGAGCGGTTGGCTAGCCTCTGGGCACTGGATGGGTTCACCTACGCCAAGCGGTGCCCGTTCAGCGGGAACAGCGCCGCGTCGACGGTGGGTGCAGCCGGCTTCCTCGGCGCCGCGGGGACGTTCTTCGCCGTTGGCGGCTCGTTGTCGGGGTTCACCGGCACCGCGCCTCCGTCTGGGCTCACCCTCAGCAACAACCTTGTCGCTCCAACCACAGCTACCGCCGTCGCAGCACGATTCCAAGGTCGCCCGTCGCTGCAGGTCGACATCGCATCGCTGGCGCAGGCGAGTTTGCTGAACGCGTTCCAGCTGCTGACGGGCCTGCTCACGGCGAACTTCACCCCAGGTGACGTGTGCCAATTCTTCTTCGAGCTGGCATTCGACTCGGCGGTACCGATGACCGGTATCCGAGGGCTGAATCTCGAGCTCAGGGGCGCAGGGACCGTGTTCTCGTCTTTCGGCATGCGGCACATCTCAGGGGATGCGTACAACGAGGATATCCCGCAGGGGGTTCCCCTTATGTACGCAACCCCGGAAATTATCGTGCCAGGCGGAACAACGAGCTTGAGGCCGCTGGCGACCATGCTTTGCGACAACGCAAACGCAGTCGCGGCACGCATGCACTTTCTGAGATTCGGGGTCGTAAACCATTCTGTGTCGGGCTGAGGGAGAAAACACATGCCTAATATTCGATCGTACTCATCGGATGCTGTTCGCCTTGCCGCGGGCGACGTTCTTTTCGCGAACGGTGAGGGTGAGGCAAGGGTCTGGCCGTCAGGGGAACGCCGCGCTATCCACGGCAGCGAATCGTTTGGTCCGTACGCCGTCGATTCGGTGTGCAGCGTGGTCGCGGGGACTTCCTCGATCAGCTATCGGGTGCAGCCTGCGGTGGCCGCGCCCACAGAGGTGGAAGTTGACTCAGCGCAGTTGACCGCGGCCGTCAGCTCGGCGGTGGCTGACGCCATCCCACGCAGGTACGTGCCGCCGCGCGCGGAGCAGTCCCTCGCGGCCGTTTTCGCAGCTTTGCTCTCCGCCAACGTGGTGGGCGCCGGCCTGCAGGATGTCGAGTACGCCATGGCGGCGACGCTGAACGGCACGACGTTCCCGTCGAATGTGCACGTTGTCGGGACGATCGGGCGCACGCTCTTCAAGAACCCGGACGCAACGAACGTCGCCGGGTACCTGTTCCGCTCGAACTTCTTGACCAATGTCACTATCGACGGGGTCGGGTTCGATCTGAATGCGACGAACAACACCGGCTACATCGGGGGCTTCAATACTCCGAATGGCGGGAACGTCACGATCCGAAACTGCGATTTCAAGGATGGTCGTGCCCGCCCGTTCGCCTACGTGAACGGCGGAGAGTGGACGTTCGAGAACTGCGCCTTCCGCAAGCATACCGACGTGATGCTCATCATCGCTGGGAATGTGCGGACGGCGGCATGCAAGTTCATCAACTGCTACTTCGAAGACTGGAACAACGGCACCCCGACCACCGGCAGTAACCAGAATCCGGGATTCGGAAACAACTGCTGCGTGCGCCTGTCGCCACGATGCGACTTCACATTGTTCGACGGATGCTGGTTTAAGAACACCGTCAGTCGTCAGTTCGCGATCGAGGCTCCGACCGGATCTTCGCAGCTGGCGTACATCGTCGGTCTGGTCGTACGGAACTGCTACTTCGACGGGAACGACGTCGGCGGCAGCGGGGTGTCAGGTCCGATGCTGGGCGCCGTGATTGACGGCAACCTGTTCGTCAACGGGAACAATTCCCACCGCACGGGCATCGAGATCGTCGGCCGCTACAACCAAGTGACGAACAACCGGCTGATGGACGGGTCGATCCTGATGGCTGAAGTGAACCCCGTAGTCGACGAGGACGGGTTCTCGAAGTCGCAAATCGTGACCGGCAACACCATCCGCGTTACGAAGAGCGCGGGCGCGTCGCAGGTTCGGTGCATGGACTTCTCCGGCCAGATGAGCGGGCGAGTCTACGGCAACATCATCGACGCGTCGGAAGCGCCGGCCGGCACGAACCTGATCGCAATCGCTCTCGGCTCGAACGTCGAGAAGAAGTGCGGAACGTTGGTGATCGAAACGAACACCCTCGTATCCAGGGGGAACCTGGGGCACGGTATCCGCCAAAACTTCTCACAGACCGATTCGATCCCGTCGTCAGGGATCAAAATCCGCAACAACACGATCACCGGCTTCGCGTGGGCGTGGTCCCTCGACGGGTCTGGCGATACGGACCTGGAATTCACGGGCAACGACTGCCGGGGTTGCGGTGTCATGCGGGCGGGCACCGGTGTTCCGGGCGCACGCTTCCGCTACGGCGGCAACACCCGCCCGGATGGGCAGTTGGAGTCGGTCGATACCCGCACCTTGGCAGCCGCAGCGGTACACACCCCGAATGGCATGGGGCTCACCAAGGCAGCTCTCACGTTGAACGGTGCGGTGACGATTGCTGAACCGGTCGACGCGGAAGTGGGCTCAGAGCTCGCGTTCACGTTCATCCAAGGTGGGGCGGGTAGCCACACGATTACCTGGAACCCGGCGTTTGCGAAGGCTGCAGACGGCACCGGTGCCGCCGCCTCGGTCGGGGTGGTGAAGTTCACGAAGGTCCGTGCGTCGGGTGTCGGCAGCTGGCAACAGACGAGCGGGGCTCTCACTTTCGCCTAACTGAGGAGACGAAACAGGTAAGGCTTGCAGACTTGGGTCGGTAAGTCTTACAATCGCGCGCATAGTGCCCTACAGCAACCACGAACTGACCGTACTCGAGCGATTTTGCAAGACGCCCGATGGTCAGGCGCTGCTGGGGGTACTGCGAGCCAAACTCGCTGAAGCGGATGCGAAGCTGCGCAAAGCCCAAGGGGAGGATTTAGTCCGAACCCAGGGCCGCGCAGTGTGCCTCGAAGAACTCATCGAGGACATCGCCCGGGCCGGCGAGAGGCTCAACCGAACACCGGCAAGCAGGAGTGCTTACGCCGCGGTCCGGACACCAGAGGAAGCGCGGCGATGACCGCATCTTCACAAGACGATTTCCGGCGCGCCTGAAAAGGTCGACCGATCGTGGAGTTCCAGATGCAGGCTTCCCAGCCAAATAACGAAACGCGCCTCCCTCGCGCGCTGATCCGTCAAGCCGAAGCTCTCAAGGCCCGGTTCGGACAGAGCGAACCGGAGACCGATCCAGCTGTCGACGCGACACCCCCGGCACAGCCGGTTGCCGCAGACGCAGCACCCCACACCGACCCGAACCCGCAACCCGTTGCTGACGCACGCGAGAATGATCCCGCGTACTGGAAGCAACGTTTCAAGGTGACCGCTGGCGTCCTGGACAAGCTCCGGACCGACTCGGCAACCGAGCGTCGCGAGTTCCATC